TATGATGCACAATAAAGTTAATATTGAAAGATTACAAAAAGATGTAGAAAAAATTATGAATGATTTAGAGAAACTAAAAGATAAGGTAAGGGAAAATGGAAACCATAGTTAGTGGAGTGATAGTACTTTGTATGTTTTACCAAGGTGGTATTATAGAACATACTTACATACAGGATCAAAAGATGAGCAGCTGCTTAAAAACAAAGCGTACTGTTGAAAGATCTGTTAATCCAGAAAATGTAAGAATGGCTTGTGGTGAAGTAGATGCAATACTTGAAGATGACAATGGTAGAATTAGAGTAGTTAAAATTGTCAAAGATAAGTATGGCGATTATGCGAAATAAAAGAACATATAAATACTTGAAAGATCACGGAACAGATATTACTTTTGAAAATGAAGTTGATAAAGACTTCTTGGAAGACCTAGCTAACAACACACCAAATGAAGAACAGTTCAAAGAAAAAGACTTGGG